AATCCTTGGATCTTCTTCGTCAGACTGGTTCGACCTTCCCGCTGGCTCCAATCCATGTGGAGGGCGGGGAGGCCCTTGAACAATCCGAACTGAATCAGTTCGTACGTCATGGTTCCTCCCCGTTGCTCTTAGGCCGCTTTCCAGGCGCGGACGTTGTTCCAGAACTTGGCCGGATCGGTCTTGTCGGGCGTCATAGCGATGGTAGCGACCACGGTCGTTCCTTCAAACGCAGACGGATCGATATCCTCGCCTCTGAAAGTCACGCCCGCCGCCAGGATCAGGCTCTTCAGTTCATCGACGCCCCAGGAAGCCTTCTCCTCGTAGTCCGGATGCTCTTCCTGGAGGATGCGAATACGAGCGGTGTACTTCTGCCCCTTGGTCGGCTTGCCGTCCGGCATGGGCGGACCATCAAGGATGTCGAAGGTGAAGGTGAAGATGTCTACCGGCTCCGGATTCTTGGGCGCCTTGACCTCTCCCTTCGTACACGCCAGCCGATAGTCGCCGCTTGGCAGCGTCGGGAAACCCTTCATGCCGGTCGAAGCCTTGAGCCCCGGTACATTGTGCTTAGCCATCTGCAAAATCCTTTGAAAGCCTATTTCAGCTTTCCTTATAGAAAGTAGCATTCCCATACGGAAACGCTTTGAAGCCTACTTCTTAGAAACCTTCTTCGCAGGAACGCTCTTGGTCACATTTTTCATCGGAACTGCCTTAGCGGCATTCTTCGTCCCTGGCTTGCGACCTCGTTTCGGAGCCAGAACAGGCCCTTCCTGCGGCGCGGGATCTTCAACGCCGTCTTCCTGCCTCGGTATACCTTCATCGCCAAGATGTTCTTTGATCAGAGCGTCATCAGCACGAAGGAATTCCTCCTGGAAGCCAGCGAAGTTTCCCGGTTCCATTTCTTCCTGGGTATGCAATCCCGGCTGGACATCAGGGAAAGCGTCCATGGTAGCGAACGCGCAAGCCCGATGAAACAGCATCCTCTTCCGCCACTTGAACCACGCGCTCTTCGGACCATTTTCCAGCAGCCCTGCAACCTGCGCCTCTTCAATAGTGAACGAACCTTCAAACCAAGTGATCTCGTCGTTGCCCTTAAACCTTCGCCCGACCTTGACGACGCACTTTTTGTCGTTCGCAAGAACGATCTGCATTCCAGCGTACTGCGGATGCGTATGCGCCACAGCAGACCTCAGTTCGCTTCCCATCGACGGCCTTCCGTTGATGAAAGCGATGTTTTGCAGCGCCGTCATAGGACCGATGCCAAGTTCCTTGCCGTACTGGATGACCGCAAAGACCGCTGGCGGATTCGCTGCATACGTCGCAGGTACGATGCCGCTGTACGCCAGCACCTTCGCCTCAGCCATCATTTCGCCGAGTTTGCCTGGAAGATTCTCCGGCTGAACCGCCAACGACTTTTCCTTTTCTTTCGCTTTCTTTTCTGCCGCTGTCAAAATATTGCCTCCGGATTTTGAAGAAGGAGCATTCTTCCTTCTACCTGATGAAAAAATCGTTGCAGTTCGGGATCGTCGCTGAAAGCGTGCAACTTCCCCGTTGTAGGATCTATGTAGCCACCGTTCATTTCCAGATGCGCAAGCCGTCCGACAATCTCTGATGTTCCTTCAGCCAACGGATCATTCAAAAGTTTCCTCCTTGATTCTCCAGAGCCTGTTTCCATTCCTTAGCTCTGATGACGATATCGACTATCGGAACAAGCCTGTTTGCTTCGTTCCGGTAGACCCTATCTACGATGCTCTGAATCTGATTGCTAGGCAAACCGTTCGGGACATATTCCAAAATTCTCGAATCTCTCTTTTCGCTGGCATACCTTACTGCCAGATAATGCAGCCCGCTCAAAACCCCATTGATCCACGTTAGCTGATCCTCCTTCTCTGTCTTCGACCAGCTTGCATATGCATCGTTTCTTACATCAAATACCGTTTGCGGAAAGTCCGCAAAACTTGTTACAGTGAACAACACTAAGAATACACCAAGAACAAGCCTTTTGTCAAGTTTCATTTATCCTAAAACCTCCTCTAAAAATTCAGACGGACCAATCTCTCCGTTCCGGTATACCCTGCCACCTTTTCGAGCAAGCATCCCTGAAAGAATTCCTTTTCGAACGATGTCATTGTAGTCTCTGGCGCTAACTCCAAGCTCTTCAAAGGCTCTTTTCTGAGATATGAACATTCCGTTTCGGCTTGAAGAACTTCCTTCAAAAGTTTCTGCAAGCAATTCAGCCGCGCTCTTACGTCTTTCCTCCGGATCTTTCTTTTTCTCCTCCGCAATCCGAACCTCCTTCGCCTCCTCCTCCTCCTTCCACTTTTCCCGCAGCATAACAACCATGAAGCAAACAACGTTCATAAGATCAAGAATGACGCCTTTGAAGATAGCTAAGCTAAGCTCTATTGCTCCTGGATTTTTAATCCCTAGGACTTTGGTGTAGAAGACAAAGATGTCCCTTTCTCCAACAGCTCTATGCGTAGCATCTGCCAAAGCTGCTCTGGATACTTCTTTTCGAAGTCCTTCAAGCTCTCGCCTAGTTGCCTCGATTCGATCACGCACTGTGTCCGCTCTTTTTCTAGTTCGCGCAGTTGTCTGTCGATACTCGAAATCCTTTTCGACACTTTCCACCGAAGCCAAAGCCTTCTGTAAGCTATCTTGCTCTCGGTAGTCTGCGGCCAGACTCGCTTCGGCTTCCGCAATGCTACTTCTAAGTAATCCAATTTCATCAGCAGCTACCTCCAAACTTGCAACGTTCTCTGACCTTTCTTCACGATCTTCTAAAACCCCTAAATACTGAGCAGCAACAGTATTCTGCATCGAATATGAAACCAGAAACAGCCAAGAAATAAACAGAAAGACAGCACTCTTTCTCTTAGCATTAATCCATTGCCTAACCCCGAACTCAAACAGAATAACAAGAAACACAACGATGCTCGCAGAAAACGGAATAGCGATAATCAACGGGTCGCCGGTATGAAGGTGCCAAACAGTCGTATACCAAACGCTCAGCGCAGTCGTAATTAGCCCGACCGCAACAAGCGCCATTTCAACCGTTGTTTCCGATATAATCCTTTTTATCGCATCGAACCAATTACGCATTTTTCCTACCCTATGATTCCTATCTGGTCTTCCACATAGCCGCCCATCGGTTTGATCCCTCCGATCTTCTTGAATCCAAGCGGCGCCTTCTTCATAAGCTCGCAATTCTCTCGGCAAATCCCCGCGAATTCACAAGGCGTTGAATACGAAACGCAGTAGTACGAATTCCTCGGAAACAAAACCCAAGGATCAAATCCTTCCTTGTATGCTTGCGCCTTCTGGCTCATTTCCTGAAAAAGCTGGCCCATGCTTTTTTCAAAGTTGCGGATCTGCTCATCGGTTCTAAAAACAAGATCACCGCGAATCATCCTGATATTTTCAGTGTTCCTTGTCTTGCTATTCCAATACGCAATATCCGGCAGAACCGCCATCGGTTTCCACTTCGTCATCTTCTTAACGCCAAACAGATAGCTGGTTGCCTGATCGCCAAAGGCTACACCTTCCTCGGTGACTCTGCTGCTAAAGCCGGATGTCTTTGTTTCCATGATCAAGATCGTTTTTTCAACCTTCGTTTGAACAACCGCATCCGGACGAATGGTCATCTTGAAAGGTGTTCCTTCGATAGGAACCTCGAACTGTCTTTCAATCGCCAGGAACTTATATTCCTTCAGATCATTCCTTCCGAAGGTATCGATCCAAGCGCGAAGGAATATCGGGATACGAAACAGCACCTCTTTGTATTCCTCGATTTCCATTTCCTTCTTGGAAAGCTCGACGATACCAAGGGCACCTTGGACAGCTTTTGCGGATGTTGCGCCCTGATAATACATCGCTTTACCTTCATGAAAGGCAGCGCCGAGAATCAGCGGTCTTCCAACGATCTTATTCTGGAAACCTTTAATATATCGAAAGTACCATTTGTGAGGGCAGCACTGATAAAGGTTTGCATAATGAAACCCTGCTGCCGAAGCACCTCGTTTCTTTGGCCCGTCATTTCCAGTTGCTTTGCCTTTGGTCATACTTCGCTCCAGGACCAGCCGATCTTAGAGACATCAAAAGGTTTCATTTCCGCGAATACAATTCGTTGCTTCCCGGTTTCTTTTTCCCAAGAATAAATCTCATACTCAGAAGCCGCAACTGCGTATATCGTAATATTCGTACCAGCGAATTCAACAAGTACAGGGTCGCCTCTATTCGGCTTCCACACAGCCTTGTGACGAACTAGCGGTGGGCCACTTAATATAATCGTATCTTCTCGTTTTGCGGTTATAGTTACTATCCCTGGGAGCCATTCGCCATCGTGTAGTTCTGTTGGCCTCCTTAAATATTCGATTTCTTCGCCAATTTCAAAACCTTCCTGTGTTGCTGCTACGCCGTAATCATACGCCTCACGCATCATTTCTTTTCGCGCCGGACTCAGCATTAAGTCTGCGTAATTCTTCTCGTACCACGCTTCAAATCTGTTGTTCGTCATACCTTCCACTCCTTAATGAACTTCGTAAGTCTGCTTCCAGGATTATGGATAAACAGAGGTATGTCAGTATTCTTTTCGACGATCTTAAGCTGATCTTCGTAGATCGCAAAGACCTCATCAAGGATTTCGCCATCGCGAACCAAATATTCCTTCGGAGGGCCTTTAAGCTCCTCGTCGATATGTTCGTAAAGATAGCCTTCGTTGACCTTTCCGTACGCAAGATCAACGCCAACCAAAACGATCGGTACTTTCGCTATCTTATTTGTCATCATGAGCACATTCGCAACCAAAATTGATGCGCCTACGACAGTCCCAACCTGAAATATAGAACCAACAGCCCTTGGATAACAGGCACCAATTACGCCGTTAAATATTTTGTTTCCATCCAAGAACATCGGCATATAGAAAACTTCTTTCATTCGATCCATCATCGGATCAACATGAAGACCAGCTATGATCGGGCCGCAATACCCGGTTCTGAAAACCATATCCGTAAGCTTTTCAGCAGCAGCAAGGTTGCCATCCATAAGGACAACAAGATCGACGTTTATATTGTTGTCAATAAGATACTTCAATGAAGACTGATTCGCGACAACGAATACGTTCTTCAGATCGAGTTCAAATATCCGAAACAGCGACTGCCCTGCGCCAGCGATGATGACCCTTTTCGCTTTGTGCGCGCTTTTCGGAAATTCAACCTCATTGAACATAGGAACATTCTGAAAACTTCGTTTCAAAACATTCATTGCCCATTCTCGCCACCTGGAAATCTTCGGGTAATTTCGATCAATCACGCCTATGCCTCCGATATTCTACGGATCTTTTAGCCGTACTTATTTGTTCCCTGACTCTTTCTTCATAGCTCTTTCTCAGAAAGAATGCGCAAGTATTTTCTGTATCCTTCCACATCGCTGACAGCGAAGGAGTCGGACAAGTTTTCTTTAAGCAAAAATGGCAGTCGATACAATTGCTCAAAACCACTCCTTTTGAACTATCAGCACCGCTGGTGGGTGGACGGCGTGGGCGGGGAAGTAGGCGCTATTCCTTTATTTCTATGCGACGTATTGACCAGCAAAAACGTATGATTTGAATACAGTCTGGGCAATTTATTTTCCTATTGGTTTCTTTTGGTTGTTCAATGCCTAACTGTGAATCTCCACATGCATCAAGACCGCACAACGTGTGATCGTCCGTGCCTTCCGAATGTATAAGATTGTCCTGGTCTGTTTTTATCCGAAGATGTCGCATTTTTCCTCCTTTATCATCCTACTCTCGCAGTGATAGCACACAGCCACACCAGGGCCGAGCGCGATTTCCTTTCCAGGCGGTATATCGTGGCCGCAAACGGAACAGCGGTTCACGGGTGGCAATCCGGCGTATAGTGCGAACTGCCATCGCAGTCAGTACCGCAGCCGATAGCGCCGCAGTGGTCGCACTTGGGAAGCTCTACGGTTGTGAGCTCCGTGGCGGCGAGTACTCGGTCAATGTACGCCACTCGGTCAATAATGGACGCCATAGTGCGGCAGTCTATGAGGGCCTCCCGCAGCTTCTCCACCGCCTCAAGGGCGCGGTCACGCTGGGCGGCGACATCGGCGCGGGTATTCCAAGCACTACCATACCCTATTTCGCCCGACTCAACGCGCGCCCCGCAACATCCACAGGCCACAACGCAAGATTGGCGGCGTGTCCCTTCGCGTTCGACTTCTATGTCGGTGTTTCCGCAAAACGGGCACGGCTTTAGCGTAAGATTATCCACAGTTCACCTCCTCACTCGGTAGCATCCTTCGCGATGGCCTTGGCTTTCCTTCGGCGATCTCAAGAGCATGCCGCGCGGCTGCGTTTGCCTCGTCGGATGGAGTAGAGAAGTCGTAGTACATCGCCAAGGCTTTGTAGAGCGCTGGGGCAGCTTTGAGTATTCTGGCGTTCTCTGGCTTTACCGAGACTCCAGCCGAATGGGTCCGCCCTTCGTGCTCTTCGTAGATGCGGACAACAACCTCACCCTCGTATATATCGCTCAGGCCTCGGATATCAATGTCCACGATTCCCCTCCTTGAGGCGTACGACTAGGCGATCAATAATATCCAGCGCCTCAATTGCTTTTCCCTCTCCGTAACTTTGAGGACGTTGACTTCCGGTTCGTGGCTCGTAAGCAAAAAGCGAAAGGACAGCCCTGACTTGTTGTAGGTCCCTCTCCACGTCTTCGCTCGCCTTGGCAGGCTCGGTGCCTTGCAAGATGGCGGGGATAGGGAAGCTCTCGCGCATCTCGTCGTACACGCTCGTAATGCTGCGATGTTTATCGACCGGGCGAATATGCGGCACTAAAATATCCCACGCCTCGCCAGCTATATCACGTCTTCTCTCGTCAGCCCTGGCCTCCTGCTCGCGTCGGGTGGCGTAAGATTCGATGGCTCTTTTTACCTTCTCCGGGCCGAGATAGGTATCCGGCCTGCCGTCCATGTCGGACGTTTCACCTTCCCATAGTTTTGAGCTTGGGTCGCATAGGTCATCAACAAGAGTCTCCATGTCCTCGCGCGGCTCCGGCTCGGCGGTGAGGATGGAGAGGGCTTCGACACATTCGTTTTTAGCTTTTAATCCGAATACCCCAACAAATAAATCATCGTCAACGTACGATAAAAGTTCAGCGTATGCTTCCTTTATCCTACTATCCATGGCTAAACCTCCTGTATTATTCAAATCCGCCTCAGTCGGCCGTATGTCGCTCATCGTCTCCCCCTTTCAATACTTGCAATCCTGTCCGCGATACCGCTGGTTGCAGGTCGTGCGATATGCGCAGGTCGGGCAGTCGGCCAATCCCCGTCCTCCTCTGCGTTGTCTATCATCGCCTCAATCTCGCGGCTAAAGCGTGCCCATCGTGCGCGGTTGTCTACCTCAGCGACGAGCATAGCCGCGTGTGCCCGTGGTATCTCAAGCTCGGAGGCTACACGGGCGGGCTTGTCGGATGGGGTGCGCACGATGGCGGTCATTTCGGGTCCGCTTCGAAAAGCGCTTCTATGTGCGCCATATATCTGGAAAGTCCTGCCGTCTGAGATGCAAGCCAGTATTCAAGTCGCTCGGGGGAGTTGTCATAGTCGCACTTGTTCATATGCGTATACGGTGTGACGATTCCTTCCTCTATGATCTTGCGAGCGATCTTGAAATGACGTTCGGTCACTCCATTTCGGAAGCTTTCGCAAGGCTCACATCCTGACCAAAAGGTCGGGAGCCCCGAGTTGTCTACGGTTTCAATAGCGGTCAGCGGCCGTCCGCATCCATCGCACACTCGACCATTTATGCCAGACTCGCACTCTTGCTTGGTTATTATGTACATATCATCCCCCTTGTAGTGCCTTCGTCCAGGCCGCCCGTGAGCGGCTAGGATGAGGGCACTATATCGTTACTATAATGCGCTTGTCTTCCGGTATCATGGCGATAATATCGGAAAGAGTAGGCGCCGGAGCTTCTCCGAGTAATTCCTTTTTCAGCCCTTCGTAGTTGAGTCCAAACTCATGGGTATACACAGGGCGCCCTAGAGTCTTTTCGATTGCCTCATGGAACACATCGAAAGGCATGCAGAGGCGCGGCTCGAACATTTGGAACATGGCGCGTTCCTTGAGACTCATAGTCTCCCAAAACTTGCTCTCTGCTAACGCTATCGCATTCTCTTGAGTCATCCTTCCCCACCTCCCAGCCGGAGCCTTATCACTCCCGCGCCGTTTACTTCGTAAACCTTCCGATGCGATCGAGGTACGTTCGATATTGCTTGACCTCATCTTCAGAACGAAGATAGATATTTTGAACAGATCCATCGAGGCTATAGGAATACAGAATGAAGGTTCCATCGTTAGGAAACGAAACCCATTCAGAGCCTATTTCCTTTATTTGAGGCTGAAAGAATAGTTCGTATATGAAAAAGCCAGCGAAAGCAAAGATAGCGTAGAGAAATATTTTCCCAAGCTGCCGAAGCGCTTCATTCTTCATTGGTTTCAGCCTCCGGTTCCTCGTCAGCTTCTTGGCGGCGTTGGCTTCGCCGGATCTGTGCCGGATCTTCACAATGATCATCCGCCCAATCTTCCAGGCTGTAGTCATCGAAAGGAAACATTATTCTTCCTTGCGTATAACCGTCTTGGTTGCGAACTTCGGATTGGCGCTCGGAACCGCGACGACCTTGACGGTCTTTTCGCCGTTGGTTCCGACCGGAACGACAACGATGTCGCCAACCTTCAGAGCGATTGCGGTTTTGTACGCATAGGAACGTCCGCCCGAACCGAATTCGACATCAACGGTTGAAAGTTTCTTAGCCATTGTTTGCTCCTTAAAGAAGGAAGAAAAGGTAGCCCTACGCATATCCAACGGATGCTACATAGGGCCATAGGGGGGAAGTACAAAGAGATTGTACTACGGAAAGGCAACGGTGTCAAGCCCTGGAACGATATAAAAACAAGTCAGAGCACGGCTGCAACGAACCTAACGGCGCACTGCGTGCGGCTTTACAGCGTCCTAACATTTGCTTAACCTGCACCGAAGGCGTCAGGTTGAAGCAGTTGTTAGATGCTGTATTTTCTTTCGCAATTCAATGCCTTTGTTTATATCTTCCAAAGTTGTCTGGAATCCATGAACATGAAGAAAACCTGCCATATCACCGCAAGACTTTTCGAGCAGTGCTATGTATTCCGCTTGAACTTTTATCAACTCTTCCATGCTTTACCCCCGTTCTAAATCCCGATAACAAGCTACTGCGATTATCGGGTGTAGAATCCATCTAACTATGATTTAACCTGCGAAGCCGAAGGCTGAGTCAGGTTGAAATCTGTGTTAGGCGTCTTTATTGAGTGTGCCCACACGGTCAGCAAAGCGGTTGCCCGGTTGCGCGCTCCATAGGGCTCCTCGCTAGCATCATCTATAATAGCGTTTGCAATCGCTTCCGCCGATGCAGGATCAGGAATACATGGGGAATACTCTCCAACATCCGTTTCAGTAAGCCATTCCAGACTTCCAGCGTAGAGTCTCAGAACAGCCCGGACAGCTCCGATTTTATGCTCTAGGTGTTCCCATTGACCCACAACTTTTACAATATCCCGCGCTAAATCTTCGATGTTCTTTTGCACGTTGACCTCCCCATCGTCGCGGATCGGCGTGACGCAGTTACGCCGTCATGCGATCCGCCTAACATTGGCTTAACCCGCGAATGAAATGAGTCGGGTTGAAGCGGTTGTTAGGAACTCTTTTTCTGTTCGTCAACGCCCTGTATTTGGACATATTCAGAATGAAGCCGAATTGCCTTAATAGTAATCGGCCAATACTGACCAAGAAAAATACGCTCCGCCTCTGCAATATTTTCTGCAACAACAGAGTGCGTTTGTGAATAAGTAAAATCCGTCTCAATATCAAATACTTTCATCCTCTTTCTCCTTTCGCGGATTGTCCGCGTATTGGCGCAGCCGATATGCGGCTGTCCGTCGTCCTAACATAGTTTAAGCTGTTCAGCCTAACTTACCTCGTCCTCACTGCTGCGCTCTTTTCGCAGATAGCCTTGACGCCAGGAAGGAATTCGCCTTCGGTTGCCAGTTCGCGCGCCTTCGCATTCAGTTCCGGCATAGAAGGAACGAGGTAGGAAAGGGGCGCCTTTCCGGCAGCGACGGCCTTAACTAGCTTGCTGAAATCTTCGACTTCCGCAGACCAATTGGTTCGATAGGAAAGGCCGGCGATCTTGGGCGCTTCCTTGTTGACGACGGTTATCTGAAGATCTTCAGTTTCGAGGTCTTCAGCTTCATCTTCCTTGCCGGATGCCCGAAGGCGCTCAAGTTCTTTGTCACGCTTTTCCTGAGCGCGCTTTTTAGCGGCTTCTTCGGCCTTGCGCTGCGCTTCCTGCTTCTTTTCGTAGTAATCCGTCATCTTGTCTTTGGCGGTTTCTTCAGCGGCTTGCAGCTTCGTAATAAACGCTGCCTGCGCGTCTTTGATCGCGTCAAACGCATTTCGTGCGGCTTCAAGGTCGGCCTTGTAGAAAGCCTTAACCGCCTTCTGCGTCTCTTTGCAGCGCTTGCAGAATCCGACGACGAATTCGTACATCTCGTCGTTCTTGATCGTGAGCAACTTCTGCTCGTTGATGAGTTGATCGACGCTCTTTGTCAATCCCGCCTTAGTCGGGACCAAAGCTTTTTCCTTAGCCATACTTGCCTCCAAAAAGTTTAGAAACTATGCTTGCTATTCCAGCCGCGATCCAAAGTACAGCGGGGACTCCGAAAGAAATGATGAGAAAGGCGATAACTATGAATGGAAGATCCACTCAACTTCCCGCCCGATGGGTTGATGCTGGATAGCCGCGATCTTCGATCTTCTTAGATTGCCAAGCGCGGAAGTCTACGAGGCAGTCCAAAAGCATTTCCGGATCAATGGTTTTCCAGCCACGTTCGTACGCCCATTGTCGCAGGTCAGCTTTTTCAGCGGACGTTGT